TCCGTGTATGGCGCGTGTTTACCGCAGATCATTACGTTTACGCTCTCATTATCTAGGGTACCACCTAGCGGACGGAACTTAACTCTGACTGTCTGGTTGGTTAGATCTATAGGTGCCCAAGTGCTAGGGTCGTCTGGGTTCAACGTAGACCCAACCGCCGCCGTATTTGAATCTCGTAGGACGAAATTTAATTCGGGTTTATCATCTCCGGCCACCAAATTGATGGTCTCGTAATACGCCATATTTAACTCCTCTGGAGGTTGTTCTCAGCATTGGCTATGCGATGTTGTATTTAACTAGTTGGACCTGGACCTGGGACTACTGCATCCTGTTGGTTAGGGTCTACCATTCTATCGACCTGGTATTTAAGGCCTAGCGTAGCGGTAAACGCTTCGTAATGTTTTAAAGCCCGTTGAGCGTTACCTGCAAAATCCGCGTCCTTACTGTAGGCCCTGTACAACACGTAATCTAGAACCGCGTTCCTATACACTCCTGGTATATTGAGTATTCCAGTACTATCATCCCCTGCGACCTGCTCTACCGCGTCCGACGGTACGGAAGAATACACTATTTCAATCTGGGTACCGGCGGCGACTCCAGGGTATACGTAGAACGTCTTAGGGTTCCTAAGATCAAACATATAATGCTGGACGGTATCGCTGGTAATATTTGACTGCCACGAAGGTAGCTGGGCGTCTAATACGTCTCTGTCTACTACAGTGATCGCGGAGCCTGCAGTAGTCCCGGTCATGTTACGAATAACATCGATCAACCTAATACCTTCTGGGTACCCGGCTTCGGCCCCTAGTGGTAATACCTGTTTCGTACCTGCGGCTAAGGTAATCGTCTTAGACTTAACACTAGCATCGGGTCGAAATAATACAATCTCATTCTGGGCATCATTGACCCATTTGAGTAGCTCACCTGCCTGCCATCTAACCTTAGTAGTATCATGTAATATGATACCTGCGCGGGTTATAATACTGTCTACTGTAGTACTCATCTTATATCACCATATTGGGGCTATTTCTGGGTTAGCCGAATCTTTAAATGAATATTCCCGACGCCCTTCTGTTTGGGCTCGAGCTATCGATTGATTGTATAAATTGAAGTAATAAGCCCCTAGATCTGGGTTACTCCACGCTACCCCTGGTTGCATATAGAGAATGTGTTTAGCCTTCATTACTATCGGCTCATACCACCTATCTAATAGGGACCCGTCTATACCTGCGTTCTTAACGTTTTTCTGCGGCATCAGGGATGCCTCGATGACTAACCCCTTTGGGATTTTGACTTCGGGGATAGTACCTAGGCGAACCACATTACGCGCGTCGTCATTGAATACGAAAGTATATGTACCGTGCGCTTTACCCCAAGATTCTGAAAAGGGGTTATGGTGTAAATTAGCACCTAAGTTCTGTAGGTACTGGCCGTCTACCATCACGTTAAGTATTCGAACTACGTCCGTATCTGCGGGTAATGCCCCAGCTAGTTCGTAGTCCGATCTACCCGCGAGTAAACCTTGCGTATCCTTAACTCTCCAAGCATCTGTCCTTCTACAGAAGTCACGGACGGAGTCTACTACTGCCCGATCTATCGTCATAGTAGGACACCCTAATACCTCGGGTGCTATCAGTTCTGGAAAGTTATTTAATCTCATCCGACCACGCTATAGGGGTAAGTTAATACTTCGTTAATAGGTGTTGAATGGTTTTCTGGATCGTATCCCATCTCATACTGAAGTGCATGTCGAAGCGCTTCTTCTATATAGTCTGGTACGCGAACTTCCAACCCTCTCTTAATTAGCCAAGTCTTACCGTTTACACCTACAGGTACGTCATGTGACCCTGTGGCGCCGGATTGCTTATGTACGACAAGCGTCACATAGTTAGTGCCTTTGGTAACTTCCTTAACTGGGATTTCCTTTTCCTTCGATACTACTGCTTTCTTCGTAGCCATTACTGCTCCTTGTACTAATTAAGAGAGGGCCCCCGAAGGGACCCCCCACTTCCATTTAGATGTCAGTGACACCAACTTCTAATCTTGCCATCCACGTTTGGTTCAAGATAAGAGAAGCGAAATACGCTTTCCAACCTACGAAACCAACCTGACCTAGAGGGTCAGATTTACTTGGAGTGCCAGGATTTAATACTGAAGGTACGATAGCTTTAGCGCCTTTTAAAGGAACTAGACCATACGCGCCTTTCGCGATTACCACGATTGGGTAAACGTCAACGCTAGTAGCGTCTGTAGAGACCATACCTGTTGAACCTACCGCAGCGCCTGAGCTTGCAACTGGAGTCAATAGAGGAGTCATGATGAATCGAATGCTTTCAACCGAACCGATCTCTTCAGGACACAACGGTTTACGAGAACCGTAGTCTGCTAAATGAGTAAACCCAGGTAGGTCACGAACGTCTGCCTCACAATCGGTATGACAGAAAGCGATGTAACCGCCCTCTACTGATTGAGTTGCGTAGTTAACAGATGAACTCATGATTTGAGTTACTGGCTTACCGCGGTTGGATTTCAAATTACGAACGATCGCGCGTAGGCGGTTCAATGTAATTTTACTGTCCACAGATGCACGAGAAGTATGAGCCGCTGTATCGAAGAATATATTTGTTCCACCTTTGATGGTGCCCCAAGTTAACATCTCGATAGTCTCAGCCGCTTGCTCGCCTGATAGCATAGACGCATCAGAAAGAACTGGATCTTCCGCCAAATCTTGTACAACGTCGGTGATTTTAGTTACACCACCGTACTGCTTCAACTGAACTTGTACATCTTCATAGTTCATTTGTTGCTCAGCTGGTGTGACACCCTCTTGTAGAGCTACAGTTGATATAGCAAAAGGAACTGGACGACGGAATTTGACCGTGTCCGCAGTGTTTTTAGGCAGTGGTTTAGACTGTCCGAATTTAGATAGAACCAAGATTGGTTCTGCGTGGGCAAGCATTTGTTTAGCCGCGTACGCTGCTGTACGCTGGTTAATGTGCCCGTAACTGGTTAGAGCCATGAGTTTTCCCTCAATTTAAAAGATAAACGAATATACGTTTGAAGTTCTTCTAAAGAGGGGCTGTGGTATTAGAGGCTAGTGCGTCTTGACAGTATCCGTCTTACTATACTTCCGTGTCTCAGGTAGCGGACCCAACCGCAGTTAAGGGGTCGGGTCGTGCCCTACAATATCGACTAGTCCTGATCTGCGTAATAGGCGAATGCCGATTCAAAATCATCTGGAGGTCCAGACGGTTTAGAGCGTCCCCGTTTAGGGACAGCCACGTTGGTTTTCAACGTGTTTTCACGCGAAGATCGGATCTCTTCGACTTGCTCAGACTTATCTCCATTATAACATTTTAAGAGGTAAATGTAATCCTCCGATTCGTATGATTTGCGTAAGTCCTGCACCTTTAGCGGTTGCTCCATGACCCACTTATCGAAGTCCTCCGTAGCGATCGTTTCCTGCCATTCGGGGTACGCCTGTGTAACTATATTAAGCTGAGAATCGACGTACCGCTCTTCCTCCATCTGACGTAGTGGCGCTAGACGTTCCTCCACCATCTTATCAATTTTGGACTCCATTTCATGGAAGCGTTCATCCGTCCCATTAGCTATGTCTGGATATTCTTCCTTGAGATTAGTCCACAACTTGCCAGCATCTGGAGCGATACCCTCCTGCATAGGTTGTACTTGGGGTGTTCCTGCGTCAGCCAACTTTCTAGAAAGCGCAGATACTCGACCATTCCCTGATGCCACGGAGTGCTCGAGGTTTTTAATTTTGGCTTGAGCGTCTTCATATTCCTTTTTATATGATTCTGGGATTCCTTCCCAACTGTTTTCCACCGTATCGTCGAGAACTTCCTCATTTTCGACGTTATCTGTACCTTCCGCCGTATCGAGTTCATCTGTAACATTTTCCGACTCTTCCACCGGCTCATCGACTGGTTCTTCCACTTGAGGTTTATCATCTACTGCGTCCGCCCATCCTTGTTCGAAATCATCAACTACTGCTTCTGGTTCTACCGCTTCAACTTCCGTTTCTTCTGCCACTCTTGTCTCCTAGACTTGAAAATCACTTACATCCTTGTGCGCTGTCCGTTCCCTCTCGGGCTGCTTGATCAGCATATTTAGTGCGTGAGCTTTACCTCTGTAAAACTGCGTATCTTCGAACCCTAATTTAGGGTTCTCTAAAGCCTTAGATATAGACTCCAGTTCCTTCACTGCGTAATCAAACACGCTCGTCCATGTGTTAGATGTTATATCTATCATATTCCCTTACCCTCCCTGACCGCGTAATCCATTTCTGACATATGCATATTAGCCTTGTTGTCTTCCTTAACTTGCGTCTCAGCCAACTTACCTTCTAACTGAGCCATCGATGCTTGACCCTGCATCTCCATTTTCATCATCTCAATTTTAGCGTCCATCTCTGCTATCTGAAGCTTCGCCTGAATATCCATCTGCTTCAGTTGAATCTCTAGTGGAGGTTCTTCCGCTTCCTGGGACTGCGCTTCTTCCATCGCTCGAATCTCTTCGTCAGAAACGATAACATCGTGAGGCGTGATGTGCTGAGCCTGAGCGACCTTACGAAATAACTCTGCATGTTTCACCAGGGGTCCGAATACTGGGGACTCAGCCAACTGCATCATAGTGACTAGCGCTTGGGTCTGAGTTTCTTTAACTAGTAGCGTTGAACTACCTCGCGCATCCACCTCGAAATCCCCTTTGATTTCTTCCTTATCATTGAACTGCATATTCCAGTCATAGAATCGAGTAATTAGCGGTGTTGTTATATCATCGTCGAATGCTTTGACTACGCGTCTAAGCACTACGTTCGAAGAGTTAAGCAACATCGACATTCCTGATGCGGTATCTGGAGCCCCGCCCATTTCACCTTGAGCTAACATAGGTAGCGCCGTTACATCATCCGCCATATTTCTAGCACTGTTGTATATCGCGAGAAGCTCATCTAAATGCGAGCTAGTCTCGTGGGTATGGAACGCGGCCCTTACGTCGACTGTCGGGTCGGTCACGTGCCAGGTCTTACGCGGACGAATGCTCCAATTCCCGTCATCGGGAATCAGAACTTCTCGGTTCAGTACAATCTGCCCCCCAGTAGTCAAAGCCGCGTTATCAAGCGCCATGCGCCAAGACGCGTTAGCTATACGTTGCTCATGTCGTACCAGATAAGGTAATCCAAATCCAAATATCGACGTATCGTCTGACTCATAACAGAACACCGCATAGGGCCTATCTTTAGACTCCATGGGGTTTACGTCGGCCTTGATTACAATATTATTGACGAACGTAATCACCGCCTCATTAAGTGTTAACTCGTCCTGATCTTCGTCCATTTCAAACCCACAACAGGCTAGGTCGTCCTTATCTAATGGCCCATGATATTCCCACAACTCATATCTACCTTGCGTCATGTCTGTAGCTAATCCGGATAACTCCCTCAGCCGTGCTACATGTGTATCCCCGCTACTAGCATTATCAGTACTAGTCATCTTGATCGCTTCACGAATCTGATCCGCCATGTACCCAGGATTTCCGCTCATCTCAATAAGCTGTTTCCGAGACACGTACCTGCGCTCAAATATAAAATTAGCCTCATCGATTATAGTCGCGCTCATGTCTGGGAAGAAGTCCCACACATTTACCTTTTCAACCCCTGGGCGGAACTCGTCTACCGCTTCCATCGAGTGAACCCCTTCACCCATATTCTGCCAACTCTTCCGTTTACGCGCCGTTATTATGGGCGCCTTAACGATACCAGTTCCAAACACGCAAGCATCATGTATAACGTCCCGCATTATGGAGTGATATCGAGCCTCTACAAGCTGGTCCTCGATCTCTTTCTCCATCGCCCTTCCGCGATCCAGTCCGTCCTGTATAGCTTGCTGAGCAAGGTCCATATTACTAACTGGCTGGCCCTGCTCATCAGTCATTCCTTCGCCGTAGGTATTACGCGCCTGACCTGCATCCTGCGCCATTTTAGCTAATTTAGGTACCGGCGTAGGCTGGATCCCCCAGTTCTTATCGTCCGACGGGAACAACATATCCGACAATCTAGCTTCTGCCACAGACGTTTTCGCCCGCGTCAGGTTAACAAACGCTTTGCTCCCTCCGGTAGCGGCCAGCCTACTGGCCGTAGCCGCATCATACTTACCCTGATAACGTTCTAAATCACCTAGCCACCGGTCCTCGGTAACCTGCCGAATACCTACTTGTTCCTGAGCTAAACGCGCTAACCCGTAACCTAGTGCCTGTAACCGATTCGACTCGTCTATTCCTTTTTTCTTCTCGTATGCCATCTAGTAGCCAACCTCTATATCTGCAATTATTTTAGGTGTAGTCGGATACCGTTTCATCGGCTCGACTATCGGCTTCGCATAACGAAGCATCATGATCCCATAGCGCGTAGCGGCCATGAGATCGTCTCGTTCTTTAACTACTATTCCATTGCGCCTATGGTATATCCGGAATTCCTCCCACCAATCTGCTAGCATCCGAGAAACCTTCAATCTCCCCGTCTGCATTCTATCCAACATATCCATTAGCCCTGCTTCTAATCCGTACGACCCATCATCAAAAGTCGCCCGCTGATTAAGCATATTTATACCCGCTTCCTTGTACTGTTCGGCTAGAGTCTTACCTGAGCCCTTGTCATGCTGAAGACCGTCATGGGGCCACGAAAACGGAATCTCTTCACCCCAAGTACGAACGCCGCCCGCAAACATGATAGGCGTAGCATTCTTTTCTCTATGTGTAGCGTGGATATGAACTATATCGTTCTCAGGGTCGTATAAAATCATCACTGCGGCGGACGGATGTTGCCAACCGAAATCAATCCCTGCGATGCTTTTCCACCATCCAGGTAGGTCCTTCATCTGAAGGGGCTCCTCAATGATAGAAGCCTCAGTGATAGGAAATACCCTACCACTACCCATTATGGGTATTCCTTTAGCCCGTGCTTCGCGCTCGTGCTCTAGGTACGAAGCCACGATAGACGTTCGCTCCGCTTCTGTGTAATGCCCGACGTCCTCGATGGTCATCTTAACCACCTTCTGCGCGGGAGAAGGACTCTGTAGAAATTTAGCAACAACGTTACTCATACCAAGCAACGGGGTGAACGTCAGTACAGCCCTTTGCCCGAGTTGCCCACGGTTGGTCCTCGTCAGACCCTCCGCGTATAACTCCTCGGGTGGTTCCTCGTCAAACCAGACTAGATCGATGGTTTCGCCCTGCCACTTCTGCCTACCTTTAGCGTAGGCTTTAAAATAACAGTAACTAATCGCACCGGTCGTATGCCTAACCTTAACGTGGTCAAATAGGTTCGGGGTCCCAAGCGCAGGCTTAGGATCCCCGATGATAATCCGTTTAGGGAGGATTCCCTCGTAACTATCTTCCTGCAACTTCCCTGGCCTATCAAGCAACAGGCGCTGAGTCGTATCCCTTATCGTCTCACCGGTGTCTCCACCAACCCATATAACTGGAGCTTTTTCGAACTTAAGCCCTCTCCACCATTCAGGGTAATTACCACTTAAATGGAAGTAACATTCCATAGCACCGCTATACGTTTTGCCTGTCTGATTCCCTGCCATTAGGCACCGCTCAGCGTACTCTATCCCTATCTCATGAAACTCTTTCTGCTTTTCATAAGCTGCGTACGTATTTTGCGATTCCTTCATCCGAGCCTCTAGTTCCTTGAGTGCCCGTACCCTTGCCAGAAGCGATTCCG